GATGGAGCAAATACTTTTACATCACGTTTAATTTTTTCTGCTGTTGTAGAAGTGTTTGGATCATCTATGTCAGCTTGAGCTGCTTCTTCTGAATCATACTCAGCGCCAGTATCTACATGTGTAATAGTAGTTTCTGTTTTTACATTATATTTAGGAACTACTCTGCCATCCTCTAATGTGGCAGTTCCTATTTGTTCGGCATTTTTAACTATCGGCATCTTCTTTTCTCCAATTAATATTAAAACTTAAAATAACTCTGTCTTCATCAGAATTATTTATTTTCACTTCATGTTGTAACCATGATGGAAAAAAAATCAAGGCATTCTCTTTTGGCTCGTAATCTACGCTGTGAGCTACGTGTATAGAGGCGTCTTTTTTCATTGGGGGTGATAGTACCTCAGCCTGTGGTTTAGGTTCTAGAAACACTAAATTACCGCTTTTAGGAGGTACTTTTAAATAGTACACTCCTGATAAGTAATTATATGGGTGAGTATGTACATTATTTCTTGATCCTGGTGGATTAATCATACCCCATAAGCCAGACATTTCTGGCACATATATGTCTTGTATATCCAAGTGTTTAAAACACTCATTTGCTTGAAATAATATGTCAGCCACAGTGCTCTTAAATTCTTCATCTTTGTATAATTCATCATGACTATGCCAGCCACCCACGTTAGATCTTGGCATACCTTTTTCGTCTTCAGCTTTTAACTCATAAAGTCTGTCCACCAAATGACCGTGGCCCTTGGCCTCCGTCATCATAATGGGTGTAATAAATAATGATTGTAATTGCATTTTATGCTCCTTGTTTTTTTCTAAATAATGGAAATTTTTTCATTCTTGTTATTGGATAATCACCTCCAATAATATCATCAAAAAAAGTTACAAGAGTAAGCCTGTCTTTTTTATCATCAGAATTTTTTATTTCATGCCATAAATGACTATCAAAACCTATAAAACGATTATACTTATTTGCAAAATAACAATCTTCAATAAAACCAGAATTATGTTTTTCTGCGTACGGTTTAAATTGTTCTTTTGTCATTTCTCCCTTTATGTATTTTCTGCTTTCATCAATATATAGTTCTGCTGTATACATGTCTTTTTCTTTATAGATTGCTGTGCCTGATTTAGGGTCAGCATTAGGGGTAAGATAAATAATACTTGTGTGCATGAATGGATAATCACGGTGAATTACACCTGGTGCATGTTTGTTTGATATTAGTGAAAACTGACTATTTCCTAAAAATCTCACACCTTTACTTTTCATTTCTTGTTCAGACCAAAAAATGTGAAAATATTTAAAAAGAAAATAATCCCAAAACTCTTCATCTAATACATGTAAAGGCTGAGATCTAAATCCAGGAAATCTGCCTTCAGGTGATGGTCTCCATTCTATTTTGTCAGACGCAGCCATCTTTACGACTTCATCTGGATTATCAAAAAAATTATCTATTACAGTTGTTGGAAAATTAATCATTCTTTTTGCCTTTCTATAGTTGACCTTTTGTAACCTCCATATCAGCCACAGTTATGTGAACTTGATTCGCTGCATTAGCTTGTACTTTCAACACGTCAGATTCTTGCAAGACAATCATGCCTCCAGTAATTCCGTCGTGCTGATTTAATAAATCCACTGTTGCTCCTGCAGCTATGCTTTTTTGGTGAAACTGTTTAAATGTTGCAGAACTTCTAACTGTTTGCACATCTAGAAGTGTAGCACTACCAGAGTCATTACAAACAATTAAAGATTTAATTATTATAGTAGTTGGTGGAACAGGTGGAGTTGCACCAGGATTAGCTGTTGGCACAGTTATCAAAGTTGTTAGGTCTGTCGTAGTGACATCTAACATAGGTCCTCTAAATGTATTAGCCAAGGAAAAATGTCTCCGATTCTGATTCTTCTTTTAAGTCTTGTTGAAAGTTTGTATTTAATAAAAATACTATTTGTTCAAGTAGTCTAATCATTTGATCAAATTGAGCAGCGTCATACTCTTGTGTAGCATTGGGTAATCTAGTTATATTTATTTTAGCCATTATCTTCTTCCATCAGGTCTTATCTGCAGCTTCTGTGAACCAAGTCTCCAAGGTGTATCATCCACAGTGTTAGTTGTATATCTTATTTTCACTGCTCTACCTCTACCTCTAACATTAATTTTTTCTGTACTGCTTGTTATACTGCCAGATGTTTGTACATTTGCAGATGATTGTGGATACTGCTCCAACGTTAGTCTTGCAGTCATAGTGTTTGTTAGGTTATCAAAGTCTGGCACTAATTTACTTACAGACATTAATTGATCACCATCAGCTATTTCTACTGAACCAGTCTCTAAAAAAGCATTAATTGCAGAACCGTCTGCTTGATTGTTACCTATTTCATGTTCGTATAAAAAAGAAGCACCGTTTGTTAATCCTAAAATTGTTGAAACGTTACCAGCAACGTTAGTTTTGTATTCTGTAGCTATAGGGTTTTCATAAACATAAGCACCTAACCATGTTGATCTTGCAAGATTAATTGTGTACCAAGTTCCTTCTAAATAATTGTAAGCAACACCTCTATCTATTTGTGTAGCATTGGCTGAAGGATAGTACCAAATAATTTCGTTAAAAGCTGTATTAAGCCCAACAGCTATATCTGCTTTGTTAGTGTAGCTCATATCATCAAATACATAATCTTGTACTGAACAAGGCATTTTTTTGACAACACCATCATATAAATAAAAAGCATTATCGGACATCCAATATGCTTTACCATTTACTTCTATAGCTGCGTGCTGTGCTATTAGGCCAGCGTTTGCACCGAGTTGTCTAAGACCAAACGTAAAAGGTGTACCAACAAATTGTATCCCGTGTAATGATGTGTCTGTCCAAACTAGTATTTGACCCGTAGATTTAACAGCGCCAACAATTCTAGAACCATCAGTTATTCTTAAAGAGCCAGCTTCGTTTGTAGCAACTGGTGTGTAATCAGTTGCATCTTCTCTGTCTGAAAATCTAAATAATAAATCGTCTTGTGTAGCCGAGTTACCAATAGTTGTTTCAGTACCAAAAATTAATAAATGTCTTGTGTCAGTAGATACCAAACTAAATCTAGATGCTGTTGGAGCATTACTTAAAGCAGTGGCTCTATTACTAAGGCCGCCTGACGTGTCCCATATAAAAGTTCCACCATTTAAAACAGTGGCTATCAGGTCCTCACCAAAATTGTCTAGTGACCAGTTTCTTGCAGCAACGACAACACTTGATGCTGATCTTGAAGTATCCCAAGTGCTATCTCCCCAAGCAAGTGTTCCCCAACCATAACCATAAGTTGATGTGGCTGGTCCAGTCGTAATTTGATATTTAGCATTACCACTACCACCACCACCAGAAGTAGACCCAGTAGCGTTACTTGAATGTGTAATAGTATATGTGCTAGAAGATGGCACTGTGGTTATTTCAAATTCCTGATTCATGTCCAAACCATCTAATGTAGAAAAAGAATCAAATGTTACAAAATCACCCACGGCTGCTCCATGAGCAGCGTCAGTTACTGTGATTGTCGCTGATCCGTTTGTTGTAGTAAAAGGATTTGTTAGTGATTCTGTTGATCTTATAGGAGTGATGTCAGAAATTGCACCTTCAGAGTAAATATAAAGTTTTCTATCCGTGCCCAAAGCTATATACCTTGTGCCATCTAATGCTACCCAAGAATGTGTATCTCTAACGACACCAACCATAACTCTGTTAGGGTTAGGTAAATTTTGCCACCCTCCCCATCTTTCTGGTTTTCCGTAGTGAAATCTTACAAAGTCAGAATCCACATATTTACGTTGATCCCCGGCAGAATAGGCGGTATCTTGCTTATCAACACCCGGTTTAAATTTAAGATCCACTAATTTCATAGTTTAATAATAAATTACTTATTGTTTTGAGGCAAGAATTGAGTTCCAACATTGCCTTTAAAAGCATAGTTTCCGTAGTGAGTCATGCCAGATAATATGTCCGCGTATATTTTGCCCCCCATATTTTGCCATAAACGACAAAAAGCGTAGTCTTCTGACAAATATCTTCCTGACTCTATCATTGTGTCAAAAAAAGCGTAGTTCCAATCAGACGTTTCATGGTAATTAAATTCTGTGTCATGTGATTGATTTATGTGTTGATCAGGAGTAAATTTTAATTCGGGATATGTACCTGCCATTCTTTCAAAAACATCTCTCTTAATCATCATAAATCCAGTTGCACCATCCAACACCTCAATAAACCCATTTCTTACTTCTATTTTATTAGGATTTTTTACGTTTAAATTATATTGTAGAGACGCAGCAACTAATTCATTTTCTGAAATTTCTGGTTTATCTTTTATTCTTTTCTTTACTTTAATCCAGTCTATTGTTTTTCTTGGATAAACACCGCAAACAACATCTTTATCGAAGTCAAGCATTCTTAAAACCGTATTTGAATCAAAAGCTATATCTGCATCTATAAACATTAAATGTGTATAATCACCATCCATAAATAATTGCACCAAAGTATTTCTAGCTCTAGTTATTAAAGACTCATTACCTATTGTACCGAACTGTAATTCTATTTTTTTTGATGCAGCTAAAGCAACAAGTTGCATGCAGCTTTTAAAATAATCAGCCGTTATCATGCCCCCATAACAAGGAGTTCCTATAAAAATTTTATTGTGTTGCATACTCTACTTTTAGATATTCTATTTTTCTTACCCAGCCCCTTGGTATGGCTATTGCACCGCCCCCGTGATTATCATCTTTATCTATGCACCAAGATCGCATGATTACAATTTTATCATCATTGTTTACAACTAAATAACCAACCTCCTGACACACGGCCAACGGAGCATCTATAATTTCTTTTATTGATAGCCAACCTGTTTCCATATCCCTGGCGTCAAGCCAAGTGATTCGAACCATTGGAACTTTATTAATGTCCATATGAATACCATCCTGTAACAATATATTTTTCTTGTTCTTTGCAAATATTACCGCGATGTATGTATTCCCATGTAGCAGGCCATATTAAAGTTAAACCTTTTTCTGGTTTTACTTTTAATTTTTGATAAAAAAATTCAGTTTCTCCGTTTTTTTCAACATCATTTAAATATGTCATAAAAACTAAATGCCTGTTTATTGTCTCTTTACCACAGTTTTCATAATGCCAAGCAGGATAACCACCACCCTTTGGATATTTTTGTATGTTAAAGTTTTCATGTAAACCCCATTTGCTTTGTAGTACGTCACAATATTTATATTTATTTTTATAAAGCTCTAAAACAGCGCCAAGGTTGTTTTTATATGAAACTAAAATAGGTCTATTATCATCTTCATTAAAATTAAGGTCAAAAGAGTGCTTCTTATTTAATTCTACTCCTTTTCCTGTAATACCTACTTCAGCATATCGTGAATTTTGTTCATAAAAATTTATTAAATCGTCACATACAAAAGCATCTTCAATGTACCAACCTGCAATAAAATTATTATTTTTATTATTTTTGTGGGCTCTTAACACTATTTGTCAATTGGCTGTTTTCTTTTTAAATGTAAATTAAAAGAAACGGATCTACGTTCCTCGTTTAAAGTTCTAAAGGGGTATACACCATGAGACAGCCAAGCTGGAAATAAAAATATTGAACCTACCTCGGGAGTAGCTTGATGTTTGTGTCCACTAAATGTTGCAGCTTGTCCATGATGCCAAGATATGTCACCCACACAAGGATAATGATCTTCTTTTGCATACTCATCTTTTAAACTAGGAGGAACACGTAAATAGATTACACCAGACAATTCGCCTTGATGAACATGAAAAGGATTAAAATCTCCTGCCCACTGGCTTACAATCCACATTGATTCAACCACCATTGAACCAACAAACTCTGGTGATATAGTATCACTAGCTGGAGGTATGGATATATATTGTTTGACTATTTGAGCAAAAGCACCAATGATAGGTTTAAATTTTTCACTATCAAGATCCTCCATGGGATACCTAACTTCTTGTTTTACATTACCAGCTAAGTTCATAGAATGGTCGTATTTTTTAGAAAGTTTATCATCATCTAACAACTCTGTTGCACGATCATCTAAAATTCTAATCATATCATCAGTTAGTTTACCTTGTAAAATGGTTGGCCCAAAAGGCCTAATTGCGTGAAAATCTATTTTGGTTGACATTAGTATCTCTCATTCTTTTTCTATTGTCATATAGCAATAATTTGCCTATAAATATACAATTAAATAGGCTTAATTCACAAGGCCCGCCTCCTTGCACTAAAACAATCATGATTTGCAGAAGGAGAACATGCTAAAAAAAATATTTAAAGCTGCAAAAAAAGCAGCTCCAATCATTGGTGCAGGACTAGGATTTCTAGCTGGTGGACCTGTATTAGGTTCTGCTTTAGGTGGAGGTTTAGGTAGTTTGATTGCAGGTAAAAGCCCAAAAGATGCACTTAAATTTGCAGCATTATCTGGATTAACAGGTGGAGCACTAAGTAAATTTGGTGGACTACAGGCTGGACAAGGTCTAGGGGGTTTATTCCCTAAAGCCACAGCCGTGCCGGCAAATGTTCTTCAAGCAGCAGGAAGTGGCAATCCAATTATACTTAAAGATGCAATCATGAAAGGGGCGGTTCAAAGACCTAGCGTGTTAGGGTCAATAGTTAATTTTGCAAAAGCCAATCCTCTTAAAACGGCAAGTGCGGTGTTAGGACTAGGAGCTTTATCTGGAGCGGGACGAGAAGAAGAAAAGAAAAAATCACAGTTTGAAGATGTATATGGAACAATGGACCCACTTAGAGATTTAGATGACGCTGGCATAGGTGGTGTAACAACAGTGCCATTTTCTCAATACGGACCTAATTTACAACAAAGAGCTATGGGTGGAGAGATAAATGGATTAAAACAAATTGGTTTAAATGAAGGTGGTTTCCCACGTAAAAATGGTAAGATAGCAGGACCGGGAACAGAAACAAGTGATGACATACCAGCGATGTTAAGTGATGGTGAATTTGTTGTTAATGCAAAAACTGTTAGAGGACTTGGACGAGCTATGGGTGGCGAAGGAACAAAAGAGAGTAGAGACAGAGGGTCAAAATTCTTGTATAGTTTACAAAGTAAATATGGAAATAGAACATAATGGTTGAGGAAGTAATACAACGAACGCAACAAGCTCCTTTTATTGAAAAGAGATCAGAACAACTTCTTGCATCTGTGTTTGGTGATCCAGACGCAGTAAAAAGAGCAGGTGAAAGCGATGCTGATTTTAACTTACGTAAGTTTGGTCGAGCAGGCATTGCTCAAAATATTCCAGCATTTCAATTTGCAGGTTTTACACCTGAACAATCAAGAGCTTTTGGATTAGCAAGTCAAAACGTCGGGGCTTTTCAACCTGCCTTACAACAAGCAGGGGGCACTATGGGTCTTGCGGGTGCTGCTTTAACAGGAGCAGGGCAACAGGCTCTCGGTGCAACACAAGCATTTGATCCAACACAATCACAACGTTTTATGGACCCATACCAACAGAACGTTACACAACAAGCTTTACAAGAATTTGATCGTCAGGCTCAAATTGCACAGTCTAATTTAGCAACACAAGCACAAAGAGCAGGAGCTTTTGGTGGCTCACGTTTTGGTGTGCAAGAAGCAGAACTAGGTCGTAATTTACAGGACATAAAATCAAGAAGAATATTTGAAGATTTATCACGAAACTTTCAACAGGCTCAAAGAGCTGCGATGGGTGCACAAGAATCACAACAAAGAAGGCAGTTGGCTGCAGCACAGCAATTAGGTGCTACAGGTCAAGGTCTTGCTAGTCTTGGACAAAGACAAGCTGGTCTCGGTGCTCTCACTCAACAACTAGGTCAAGCAGATATACAATCTCTTTTAGGTGTTGGTGGTATCCAACAGCAACTAGGACAAGCTCAATTAGAGGCTCAAAGAAGGCAACAATTAGAAGCTCAACAAGAGCCGTTTAGAAGACTAACATTTGCTAGTGACATCTTACGAGGCACTCCAAGCAGTGCAATTCAGTTTACTCAACAGCCTTCTGTTAATCCATTTGCACAAGCTCTTGGTCTTGGTATTGCTGGTATTGGTGCTCTTGGTCAGTTTGGTCAAGGCTTTGGAGGTATATCAGACGCTTTTAGTGCATTTGGAGGTAATTAATGGTTCTTCCAATAGTAGCAGGTATAGCAGGATTAGCCCTAAGAGCTGCACCTTACGCAATAAGAGGCGCTAGAGCCGTTGTTAATCCAACTAATTTAAGAAATTATTTTTTAGGTAAACCTGTATTTACAGCAGGAAAAGAAGGTATAAAAAGATCCGTAGGTATTGGTGGTATTGGAAGAAGAACAAGGCCAGGGGCACTAAAATTTAATTTTAAAAATATAGCAGGACAAAGTGCTGTTGGAGCTGGAGGTTTTGCGGCTTATGATGCCTTAACAGATAGTGCTGAACAAAGTGTTGAAACACCAGCAGGATCGGGTGGAGCAACAGGTGATAGAGGCGAGGGAAGTTATGGAAGAAGAGAGCAACGCTTTGATGAAGAATCAGCAGTGCCACAAGATCAAAAAGAAAAAGCGACTGACACCGCAGCCGACACAACAAATAAAAATATTCAAGGTGGTGATTTAGATGATTTTATAAAAGAACGTATAGACTTGTTTGAAAAATATATTGGTGATGACACAAGAAAGAAAACAAAGAGTGCAGGGTACAATGCCATGATACAGTTTGGTTTAGAACTAGCTACAAAGAGAGGTAATTTAGTAGAAGCTATTGCAGAATCTGCAAAAGAACCTTTGAAAGAATTTGCTAAACTAGGTAATCAATTAGCAGATAGAGCTGCCGCTATTAAGAAAGCTGGTATTGAATCAGGTGTTGAAGCATTTGAATCTGCAGAAGAAAGAAAATTAGAAGAAAAGAAAATTGCAGGTGATATTGCAGAAGCACAAATAAGATCTCAAGCACAAAAATTATCCCCGGGTGAGTTTATAACTGGTCAGATACAATCAATCATAGCTGATCCGAATCTTGTAGCAAGTATTACGGCTTCAAACTATGACGAAAACAATAAAAAAATTAATCCTAATATTTCTGATGAGTCACTAATACAAGCTTATGCAGCTAATCAGTACGAATATTACAATGCTAAAGAAATACCAGACACTGCGGACGGAAAAGAATTATATGAATCATTACCTTCAGGGACAATGGTTTACTTTAAGGGACAAATATTTCCAAAACCATAAGGAGAGATTATGGCTGACAAAATAAGAGATCCTCTAGGAAATCTGGTAGAGGTTCAAAACGTAAAGCCAGGTGATCCTGTAAGAACTACAATAGTAAATAACGTATTTAGAGATCCATCAGGAAATGTAATTCAAGTAGACAAGCCAATGGACACTGGCTTAAATTTTAATTCTGTATCTCGTAATCCAAAAAAAGATCAAAGAGGTTTTTTTGAAAAGTATGTAACAGACCCTGTAACTGCAGGACTCGCAGGTGTCGGAGAGGGTGGTTTTAAAATAGCAGAAGGAACACTGTCTCTTGGAACTATACTTCTTGACCTTGGTGTAGGCACTGACTTAACAAGAAAAGTAGAAAAATATTTTGATGATAATAAAATTTTAGATGCCTTAGAAGACAAGGCTGACGAATCATGGACCGGTACAGTTACATCTGTTCTCACACAATTTGGTTTGCCCGGGGGTGTTGCACTTAAAGCAGCTAATGGATTAATTAAAGCTAGAGGTATTGGTGGTAAACTAGCGGGTAAAACAGATTTTATTTCTAGAAGACCAAATGTTACAAAAGCTGCACTTGCAGGTGGCGCAGAAGCTGCAGTGGCTACAAGTGACATGGGTACACTTGGTGATTTAATTGGCATGGGTCCTACTCAAACAGATGATAGTGATGATATTAATGCAACTGGACGTGAGGTAGCTTTTCAAAGACTAAAAAATAAATTTAAGTTTGGTGTTGAAGGTGCACTCGGTTTTACATTGTTTGACAATGTTATATTCCCTGCGGGTAAAGTTTTATTTAAAGGCACTGTTCCGGCATTCACCGGTATGTTGAAACATGTAGGAGTGAATAAAAATAATGTTAAGTTTTTAGAATTTGATCCAAAAGCAAACGCTAACGTTTTAAAAGAAGAAGCTCTAGAAGAGGGTTTTCAATTTAATAAAAATAATATTTTACGGTGGGTGGATAAAAATGTTTTGTCTCCTTTTCGTGCAAGAGGAAACTTACCAAAAGAAGTCTTTGAAGCTAACAGAGAAAAGATAAACACATTAAGATCCGTAGCCGAAAGAGTTAGAGTAGAAACTTTAGATTTAGAAAAAGCTGTGCAAGAAGCAATCGATCCTAATGTAGGTAATTTATATAATAAACTAGACGCAATGGGGCTGCGAAGAAGAGAAAAGATGATGGAAAACATTTATGATTTTCTAACAAGCGGTGCATACAAAGCAAAAGTGGATGTTAAAACTGGTGCAAAGATTCCAAAGACAGCAGAAGAAATAGCAAAAGCTTTGCCTGATGACATACCAAAAGAGTTATTACCTTCAATAACAAAGATAAGAAACTCAATCGATGAAATGAGTAAGTCTCTTTCTGAAATGCCAAACTTTACTTTAAAAGGTGGTGCAGATTTTCAAAACGTTGTAGCTGCTAACATAGGTGAATACATGACAAGATCATATAGATTGTTTGGCACTAAAGTAGAAAGAGAACAATGGATTAACACTTTAAATAATACACCAGAAGGACAGAAGATAGTAGAAAAAGCAAAAACATATATCAGAAATAATAATAAAGACATGACTGAAGAGGCTGTTGAACAAGAATTTAGAAGTATGTTAGCAGACGAAAAAGAAAGTGTTTTAGGTGGTGCCATAGCAAAGTATTCCAAATATGATAACGCAATTAAACAAGTAAGACAGGACATACCTGAACCGCTCAGAGACTTACTTGGTGAGATAAAAGATCCTATAAAACAGTATATGAGAACTGCAGCTAAAATAAATACGTACGTAGCTGACACAAACTTTTTTAATACATTACTAAAAAAAGGAAAGAATAGATTTTTCTTTGAGCCACCAAAACAAATAAGAGGGCAACAACCTGGTGGTGTTCCAATAGGTGAAGGTGGTTTAGAGTTTGGATCTACTATTGTTTCTGATGGTCCTTTGAACGGTTTTAAAACAACTCCTGAGATTGCAAAAGCATTAGAAAACATAAGTAATTCAAGAAAAAATGCAGATGAATTATCTAACTTGTATTATAAAGTTTTTCTTGCGCCAAAAGCATGGACACAAGAAGCAAAGACAACCTTATCTCCTATCACACACGCTCGTAACATAATCAGTGCAGCATCTTTTACAGGTATGAATGGTAATTTTTTTACAAACCCACTTCGTTTTGCAGAAGATTTTAAAGAGGCTTACAAGGTTGTTACAGCTAGATCTAAAAGTGCGATTGAATCTGACATGGGTAGAAAATATTTTAAAAATGCTGATGATTATGAAAACTACAAAGATGAATATATGAAATTACAAAATCTTGGTGTTGTTAATACTAGTGCAAGATTGGGAGAACTAACACAAAGTTTAGATGAAGTAACTGCAGGGCTACAAAATCTTACAGAAACAGGAAAAGTTTTTACAATACTACGTGGGTGGGGAGACAAAACAGGATTTAATAAAGCACGTGGAATAGCAAGAACACTGTATCAAGCAGAGGATGACTTATACAAAATACAAAATTTTTATTCTGAATCACGTAAATTTAGAGGTGTATATGAAAAAATGTACAAAGAAAATCAAGCAAAGTTTTTGGACGATTTTGGTGACGAGATTGCAAGAGTAAATCCTACTCTTACAAGAGACGAGGCTCTCGCTTCAATGCGAACTCAAGAAGGCTTTAACAGATTTATAGATTTAAAAGCTGCAGACACAGTTAAAAACAATATTCCTAACTATGATTATATTGGTTCGTTTGGTCAAACATTAAGAAGACTTCCTGTAGGTAACTTTGTATCTTTTCCTTTAGAAATTATTCGTACTAGTTTTAACACACTAAAACAAGGTATTAGAGAAGTTACAGATCCAAGTGGTAAACTTGTTGGAATAGGAACAACTAGACTTGCAGGGGTGGCCACATTTGGTGTTGCTTTAGGTAAAGGATTAGAAGAAGGAGCACAACTAGTTGCTGGTGTATCTAACGAACAACTAAATGCGTTAAGAGAATATCTTCCTGATTGGTCTAAAGATTCTACTCTCATACCTATCAAACAAGGTAATCAATTATACTACATAGATTTTTCTCACACTAACGCATATGATATTTTAACGTTGCCTCTTCGAGCTGCTATGAATGGTTTTGATGAATCAAGGGACAAAGGTGCAGGTGTTCTTGCAAGTTTTGATGATGCAGCCATAAGAGCAGCATCTAAGTTTGCAGCGCCTTTTGTCGAAGAATCAATAGCAACACAATTTCTTGCAGATGTGTTTGTTCGTGGTGGTTCTACTGCAGAGGGCAGAAGACTATGGAATCCAGAAGATGAGATAGGAACAAAAATATCTAACACTCTTGCGGAATTATTTAGAACAGCTTCACCAGGATCTATCAAACAGTTTCAACGTTTGTATCTATCAGGTATCGGACAGAAAGATCAGTATAACAGAGGTTATAAGTTTTTAAATGAAACATCTGGCTTGCTTGGATTTAGAATTCAAAACCCTTTTGTTCAAGATGGTATAAACTTTAAAATATCTGACAACAAAAGAGCTTTAACTAACTCTAAAAAATTATTTACAAGTGTTGCTTATAGAGCAGATGCCACGTCAGCAGAAATTGTGGATGCATACAACAAAGCAAACGCAGCTAAATTAAGAAATGATCAAAAATTATTTAAACAAATACAAGCAGCTAAAATATTAGGTGTATCTGATAGAGAAATTAGAGCGGTAATATCTGAAAGATTTTCTAAGAATGAATCTGCTAATTTACTTACAAATCGTTTTACACCAATAAAAGTATCTGATTTTGCTTTTCAAAGAATGAGAGAGAACTCACAGGCTAGAGATGGCAGTGATGTTAGTAGATCAGTTAGAAGAATAACCAACGGTATATACAGAAACTTATTTAGAACTAATATATTTGATGATGTAAGCGGATTATTTGAGGATCAGTTTAATATTATAGAGTCACAGCCTCTTACAGCAAGGCCTAAAACCTCGGATGCTGGTCCTATAATAGGTGGTCAAAGCAATCTAACAACACCTGTTACTCCTGTTGCACCAATAGAACTACCGGGTGGAGGAACTTTATCACCAACAGATAGATCTCAACTTGCCAAAACCGGAGATATTGATATAACAGAAACACTATCAAGGAGAACATAATGCCTAGAGGACGCGGACCAAGAAAAGTAAATCAAGCTAAACGTAGACGTGTACAACGTAATGTTAAAAAACGTGCTAATGAAAGACGCGCTCGTATAAGAGAAGAGGCTAGAGTTGGTGGTAGCGGAGGCGGAGGCGGAGGAGCTGACGTTAGACAAGATACCGGTGGTCAAAATACAGGTAGAGAAGCTGGCATCGCTGCTGCATCAACAACAAGCAGAGCTGATAAGAAAAAAAGTTTTGAACAAAGTATTGGTAGCCTTGATAGAAGAGTACAACAAGCCCTAGCAGATGGTAATATAGCTTTAGCAAAAGATCTTCGATCAAGACAAAACAAGTTTGTAAAACAATTAGGATATTTTAATGCAACAAACACTGCTGGCGGTGTTGCAAGAACCAATGATGGTAGAATACTTAGAACTAGTGACGGAAGTCCAGTGCTTACTAATAGAGGTTTAGCTGCGTTTGAAAACACAGTTGATAGAGATTTTTTAGATCCAACAAGGAAACTTATAAACGAAAACCCAGAAGCATATGGTCAAATGTATCCTATCACTAATCAATTAAGACAAGGACTTCCGGGAACTAGATTTGCAAAAGGTTTTCTTGGTATCGAAGATAAGAAAACACCCTACACAGATGATCAAATGCCGGGGCAAAGATACACTTTAGATAAAGACTTTGGTAAAGGTAAAACAGTAGATCTTCCCACAGAGATAGAAGGTATCATGGATGATGAAATAGTAGCAGATGACTTTGATAAATCATTAGATGTTGCACCGCCCGGTGTGCCTTTAAATGAACAAGATGCAGGGTTTCAAGTTGAACCACCAAGATTTAGAAATCCAGCCATAGAAACAGGTCTTTTTGAAGTTGGTGACAACTTAAAAAACCCAGACATGGTAGATGCAAGAGTAAGAGGTCCAGAAGATTTTACAGCTATGACAGGTGAACAGGTTAGGTTCCCGGGTTCAAATCAATTTGATTTTTCAAGTATTAATAATTTATTTAAAGGTCTTGGTGCAAACTTAAAAACTACTGACGGTGCGAGAGCACAAGGACCCACTGAAAGAACAGGTTTTCTTGACATGGGTGCAAACCTAAGAAACCAAACTACATCAGGTGAAGACTTTGCTAATCAAGTGGCAAACAATGCAACTGTAATGAAAGAAAATATATCTAACGCTCCAAATTTAAACGCGGATCAAAAGCAAGTATTGATGAATGAAGTAGACAGACAGATGACACAGTTTCAGCCTTCAAGTGGACTTGACATGCTTACATCTGATGCTCCAATATCGCTTCCACAAGTAGTGGATCAACAACTCGATACTAATAATGTATCAAGAGTAAGAGGTCCAAATGATGCAAGTGAAGCTGCAGCTTTAGAAGTATTGAATTCACTAGATAATCAGAACCAAGGATTTAATTTACTTGATTTTTTAGGTGAATCATTTGATGCTAACCCAGATCAGCAGGGCTTTCAGTTATTTAATTTGAATCCTAATCGATGAAGAAGAAGACAAAACAAGATAAAAAGATAAGTAAAGTTATGCGCGAGTTTAAGAAAGGTAAACTTCCAATTGGTAAATCCAAAAAGAAAGTTAAATCTAGAAAACAAGCAATAGCTATTGCTTTGAGAGAGGCTGGGGTTAAAAGAAAATGAACTTGTCAATGCGTGATTGGATATGGATCATGGGTATTGTAGCTGGTATTGCTACAACGTACGGTATGATGTCATCACGAGTCACGGCTCTTGAATCAAGCATAAAAGATTTAGACATGCTGCGCATAGACTCACGGCTCTCGGTCATTGAGATACAAGTCATAGAAATAAACGAAAAATTGGATAAGCTACTAGATTAAGTACCAATATTATTATACATCTTAGTTTCTACACATTTTACTTCATAATAAAACTGCTCAATACCGTTCTTCAATGCCCACTGCTCTGTAAATACAGATTTTAGTTCCTTCTTTACTTGGCATTCTTGTTCAGAATAAGTAATTTCACTAATGTGTTTAATACCAGGAGTGTTAGGTAATGATAGAAATACAAATAAAACCCAAATTTTAATCATCCTTATAGAAGTAGCATTTTCCTGTCTCACTTACCATGAGTAATTTGACGCCCATTTTTTCTTGTGAATTAGAAACTTGTCTCGTAATTTTATATCCAGCAAATTTCCCTGTTTTTCTGGTGCTTTCGCTTTTGACATCTATTTTAATAATCTCACCATCTTCTCCCAGCGCTATCAAGTCACAAGGTCCAAGGCCACTAATGTTATCGAAAACGTAATACTCTTGAGCTGTTAACCACTCTATTGCTCTAAGGTGATTTAAAAATCCTTTTTGATGTTTCTTATCCAATCTCACCCCAAGAAGGACCTACCTCACAATCTATTTGTGATGGAACTCTTAGGGGAACGGTGTTCTCCATAATTTCAATAATCCTTTTCTTCTGATCTTCATCATATATCGAGATATCTAATTCATCATGAACTTGTATCAAAGGTGTTATGCCTTCTTTAAAAATATCCACCATGGCTTTTTTTGTTTGATCCGCAGCCGAACCTTGAATCAACCTATTTAAAGCCCTGTATGTAAAAGCACGACGTATTCTATTCATCCCTCCGTGTTTTCTTTCTGCTTCTTCTTTTTTTAATGCTTGATGAAGACCATACATGTTTGGTTCCCACATATCAAAACGACAAACACGACCAAGTAAAGTTCTAATCTCCCCTACATCGGCAGCTTTTCTTTGTGTTCCCTCCGTTAATGCTTTTACAAATGGAACTGTAGCATGATATTTTTCAAAAACCTCTTTAGCATCATCCATATCCAATCCTAATTGAGACCCAAGCTTACCTCTGCCCATACCATACATCATGCCAAGATTAATTGTCTTGGCTTGTTTACGATCTATGCCAGCCATGTCAGCAACAACTTGATGAAAGTCTGTGTCTGGATTTTCATTATAATCTTTTACTAATTTATTTACCGAGCTGACCTCCCACGATGTTGTCTCACTAACAAGTGCACCGTAGTGTGCAAGAAGTCTAGGCTCTTGTTGTGAATAGTCAAAGCAGCCCCATTGCTCGCCCTCTTCAGGAATAAAAAGCTCTCGTATTTTAGGACCAATATTTTGATTACGTGTTGGCATTTGTTGTAAATTAGGATTCTGCATACTTAATCTACCAGAGATAGTGCCACCTGTTTCAGATCGCATTTGATTTACATCTGCATGAATACGACCGTTGTGTGCATGTTTTAAAATAGAATCTACAAATGTTGTTCTTGCTTTATTAAACTCTCTTGCCTTCACTATATCTTGTGCAAACTTAGATGGTTGATTTAATAAAAAGTTTTTATCAAACGCAGGTAATCCTGTTGGTGTTTTGCTGTATTCTATTTTTAATTTATCAAAAGCTTTTGCAATAGATAGTGGTGATAAAATCTCAAGATCAAACCCACATGTTTTATTTAAACTGCGTCGTACTTTGTTCTCTTCTTTTTCAAAATCAATTTTAATTGTTGCAGCCTTATCTAAATCTATTCTTACACCTTTCTTTTTCATGGCAAACAAAACATGAAATAGTTCTGACTCTAAATTAAAGATATCTGTTAAGTCTCCTTGAATTATCTTTCTTTGTAATGCTTTCCATAACTTTAAAGTAACCGCAGCATCTTGCTCTGCATAAGGACCAACATACATTGGAGGTAGTTTCCACATTTCACTCTTTGGATTTACACCATACTCAGCCGCAGCTTCGTATAATAAAGTTTCTGATTTTGTTTCTCCAACATAGTGCCTAGATAATTCTCGTAAAGAATAATTACGTCTGTTCTCATCTACTAAAGGAGCTGCAACCATTGTGTCAACAACACGGCCATGAACTTTTAAACCCATAGCATCGAGCCATCCAACATCATAGATAGCATTGTGAAATATTTTATCGCAAGGTAATTCTAAAATAGGTTTAAGTGCATTAGTAAAAACTTTTGCATCTAGGTTATGTCCTCCTTCGTGTGCAATAGGATAATATCCTTCCCATCCCTCGACAGCTATGGCAACACCTATGACTCTACCACTTTTTGTGGCCCAGCCAGGACCCATACTTTTATTTAAACCATCATCTTTTGTTTCTAAATCTATTGCAATTTCTTTCGCATCCGTAAGATCAGGAACTACTTCTGGTGGCACCCATTCACTTGGAGTTTGAAAAAAATTACCTTGGCTCATTTTTTTAACTTTTCTCTTTTGTTTCGTCTCTTTGTCATATTTTCATATGCTTTCTTCCAATCTTTTTCTACACCGAGCTTAACTAAATGTTTTGCCGCTTTTAAATTTAAATCATCAAACCAGTCTGGTTTTCTTTTCATAGTAAATCTGTGAACTCCCTATCTGTTTTGCTTGCAATAATGTGTAATGATTTTTTTGCCCTAGTGGCACCAACATAAAACACTCTCCGTTCATCATCCCTTTTTTTAGAAATGCTGATATCAGCTTTTCTTGGTAAATCTGTTAGTAACATAACATTTTCTGCTTCGCTACCCTTAGATGCATGTATGGTAGAAACCCTTATATTGCTTGCAGAATTAAAGCTTGATCTACGTAAAGCCACATTCATATACAATCTCATAGATTCAGGAACATCATCTAAAGCTACGTCCCAAGGTAAATTAATATCTACGTTTAACCCATGATGCATAGTTAAAGATTCATGATCATACATAGCAGCAGGGTCCATTTGTTTAAGTTTTTCTTTGTATCCATGTTGTATTCTGCCACTACCACTTATGTAATAATAAATATCTTTTACTGTTTGAAGATCTACTGCTCCTTCTTTTAGTCTATCCCAACCTTGGACAGCTCGAATCAAACGATCAGAAACAGATGATCTATTTTTAAATGTATAAAACATGCCTTCTTGTTTTAATCGATTTAATACTTCTTCTAACATGTAATTAGTTCTTGCTAAAATTAACCACTCGCCCTGTGATAGGTCAGTGTGATTATTAAAACGCATACGGTGACGCATGACAACTCCTTCTTCTTTTTTTGGGTTCCAATCTTTTTGTACCCGGTCATTTACTTTACTAATCAAGTCACTTGCCACATGATGCACGGCCCTTGGTATTCTATAAGATTGTTTTAATACATGTCTTTCGCCACCAATTTGTTGTAATCTTTTTGTATCTGCACCAGCCCAATCAAAAATTGCTTGGTCATCATCTCCTGCGATGTGTGCTTTCTGTGAATTGCGAACAAGTATCTCAACCATTTGCCATTGTATAAAACTTAAATCCTGTGCTTCATCAATAATGACAACATCAAAAGCAGGACAACCTTGTTGTGCAATAAATTCTATTATCATATCTGTAAAATCAAGCTTTGCTTTTCTGCCTTTGTATCTTGTTAATCCCGAATCTATTTGTTCTAATCTTTCTAAACCAAATTCAAGATGCTCTGTGCAATTCATAAACTCATTTGACAAGCTCACCCCTTTTATTTTTGCTTGATCAATTAATTTTAAATACGGATCTTGTGGTGTCGATATGCCAAGGTAGTCAACATTTTTATTTGGATTAATTAATTTTATTTGTAGTGACTCGGATACCTCTTGATAATCTTTGTCTCCCATTACATCATCGGTTGCTAATCCTAATGTTAGGTAAGCCATGCTATGCAATGTCCTAAAATATTTTAAATCTTTTCTATTTAAATTAAACTTTTTCATTGCTCTATCAATGGCTTCTTTCGCAGCTCTTTTTGTAAAAGCAAAATATCCTATTCTATCCGGGGGAGTTCCTCTTTGTAATTCAGATTCAACAATACCAAGTAGGTGTGTAGTTTTACCGGTGCCAGGTGGACCAAATATTATATCAATCTTTTTGCTTTGGCTGTCTTGTAATATCATCTTGTATCATCATTAAGTTTAATTTTATCATTTTCAAATCATTCACTATCATTCGTTTTGTTAGCTTTGCTGATTTGTTTTCTGCTTTAGATACTAACTGCGCAGCTATACCTAAAGTTTCTTTAATTAGTTTTTCCATTCATCACCTCCAAAATTATTGTTCCGATGTGGTAGGGGATTTGTGGGACGAGACTGTTTCCGAGACACTTAAGTCTGTCCACCCTGTTGGATATCCCATCAGCCACTCTACCCACGTTGGGTTCAACTGCCCAGTTGTTTTCTCTCTTCCACCCTCTGTATCGATCACTATTGTTGATAAACTTTTTTGTGTGCCCTTCTTCCCGGTATCCCTTCTTTGATAACCCAATCTCGCTTCGTGAGCTGCCGGGGTTGGCCACAGTCTTGGCTCTCTTACTTGATCCGCCAATCTGATTTGTATTGTGTGACCACTTTTTCGTTTTAGATGGCCCTCGGCCAACGACTCTTTGATCTTGTTCAGATTGCTCCCCCCGGAGTATGCGTCTGGTGTTCGCCACAATCCAGACTCTTTCTCTTTTGTGTTTGGCACCGACGCTAGAAGCTGAAATACTAAACGTCCTTGCGGAGTAGTCTTCACTTTCCAAGTTCTCGAGTACGGTGTCGAGACCGAGTTTAATGTGTCCACTAACATTTTCTCCAATAACCCAAGTTGGTCTGAGTTCTTTGATAAGTCTAAACATTTCTGGCCAGAGGTGTCTTGGATCTTCTTCACCTTTTTTTCTACCTGCGACGGAGAAAGGTTGGCAAGGGTATCCTCCTGTGATGATGTCGATGGGAAAAAGTCCATCTGCTTTGAGTTTTTCATAATTCAATCCCTTAATATCTTCGTACTGCTTAACATGTGGCCAATGTTTTTTCAGCACTTTTCTTGAATACAAATCTATATCACAAAAAGCTGCGGTTTCAAAACCACCAGTGGCTTCAAGTCCAAGACTAAACCCACCAATGCCACTAAATAAATCTAAATGTTTTAGAATGGTAAGTCCTCCTTTTCTGATTCCATATCCGGAACAGGGAGCTTTGAGATTCTTTCAAATGCTTCTGCGCCTATCTTCCACATTCTACTATTTTTCTTATCTGCTTTTCTAACTGCTTGATCAGCCCCAAGTTCTCTTAATCTTGCAGCGGTTCTTATTGTATCATAGCCTCTGAATCTTTGCTTATCTAAATATTGTGTTAAGAACTTCATTTTAAAATAAATGTATCCATCTTCATGATAACATTTGCCATAAGCAACTTCATCCATTGTTTGAGCTTTACCTAAATCATTTACAAAAGAATGTAAGTGCTCATCAAATCTACCATCTAATGTTGTATCCTCTGCTAACTTTTCTATTTGTGCATTTTTAGCCAGCTCTGTTAATCTTGCTTTCCAATCTTTCTTTGTCATTTCAGGTAACACAATATTGATTTGATCAAAGCAGGCTTTTGCAAAAAGATTATATTCAAATAAATCGTTTGATCTTATGCGCACTTGTTTTTTATCTATCGTTATGTACCAATAAGAATTTTCAGTTTGATATTTTTTTATATCTGTAAAGTCATATTCAATGTCTCCCTTGATACCAAACTTTCTTAATCTGCATTTTGGCTCTACACAGTAATTACACATGGGTCTTGTCTTACACATGTAACCCTCGTATTCTTTGCCCTCATGAGATTTAATTGTTTTTGTTACCTCCTTATATTCCAAAGGTGGTTTCATGTATTTATTATTAAAATCATTTACTTTGTTTTGCCAAGTGTCTGGCCATTTCTTTTTTGCATAAACAGAATAATGAAACAAAGCATTATCACGCCCTGCATTAGGAGTATCCGGGTCCATGCCCTGCAATACTCCAACCTCCATTAATTTTTCTATACAAGGTGGACCATCAAAACTATCTTGTTTTTTTGATGTCTTTATTTCTAAATTTTCAAGTTCTTCTTTTGTAACTTTATACTTGTCATATAGATCAAAGAACTGCTGCAGATCAGCACTACTACCATCGTCCAAATAAGCGTAGCGCATAGTACTAGAAGCATTAAAGTAAGGTAGATTAAGCCAAGACCCAACATCCCCACGATCTGAATTAACTTCGACTTGTTTAGGAAATATTTCACAGTTCCCATGACCCAAGCTTGCAGCTATTTCCTGTAACTTGTCTACCACAAGTTTTGCCGGAACTAACTCCGAGACAAAAATAAATAAATGTGCACCACCACTTTTTGAACGACATGGTACTAATGGTAATTTATTTTTTCTGATTTCGGAAATTATTTTTTTAATATCTAAAGGATAAGTATCAATATCAATACAACCCCAAGTGCAATTGTTATCATCTCTAATGGGGATACTGCCCAACGATGGCGCCTTACCCTCAAGATGATTTTCCCATAGTGCATCTGATAAAGCACCTCTTTTAGTAATTGCAACACCATCTACCTTCTTTCCCTTTGATCCACCTGCTGTGTACTGACCATATGCCCTGTCTAACCCTGCGAATACTTTTTTAAATTTGTTTATGTCCATTGTTTCTCAAGTAATGCAGCCCTACGACCATGCACGGGAGAAACACTTAGATTGCAGAACCATGCACGGTCTAACGAAGAGGGCTGAACTCCGCTCTTTACTCCTCTGCAACCTGACCTTTAAAATGGTGGGTTATCTTTTGATGTTTTATCTTCCTCCATTTCTGGTTGAAGCTTATCTTTAGCTGCACTCATATCTTTAGAAAAAGATGATGCCTCTTTAACATGCGCTTCACTTGAAAGTGTTGAGTCTAACTCAACCTTCCATTTGTACCAGGTTTTGTCTCCATTTTTAGCTTTCTCAGATTTAAGAAAGTAAGAATGGGACCACATAGGTGGTGTGAAATACTCTCCATTTGAACCTGCAATCTTAAGATTTTTCATCTTACTATTCCAGTTTCTACTTGGTGTCAGTTGTGATGACTTCATCGATACCACTGCTTGACTTGTTTCACCCTTTCCCCCAATGATCAACACAAAGTAATTAGCAGTCTCTTCGATGTAATTACCCGAGTTGTCATTCTTATAAAACTTTCCATCATCAGCACGTATCGTGTCATTCATGACTTCTTTAGATTGGTGCACGGACACTGGCCCTTTTGCACCACTCCCAACAGGAGCCCACTCAACATATGTTTTATGATAGACACAAGGTATAACCTTAACACCTTGTTCACTAGGCCATGAATCTCCTGTAACAGAATTAAGAATCTGACCAGCTCGTAGAGCTTCGTCATTTTCTATTTCTGGAGACATAGCTTGTAAAAGTTTTAATCGAGGAAGCTGCAGATCATCTGCACCCATCTCTTCAAACCCTGTATCAGCTCCTTCGAACTGAGACATGATCGCAACAGCAGCACTGCCATTACTCTTCGTTTGTACTTGTTTCTTTTTAGTCATTTTTCATACCTCATTATTTAAAGTTACGATTGCTTGATACTGACTTTATTAAGCCTAAAGGCACCAAACAATTTCTCATCAAAGTCTATGCCATCTCTGGACTTTGCATTCAAATACGAACGTAACGTACTTGGATGTATTGATGAGTTTTCATTCGGGACTAACCCCGAATCCTCTGCTAGTGATTTGAATTCTTGAGCAACTTTGTCTTCGCCCTTTTTAAAATCCACACTAACGACATTCTTTATTATATCACCATCGCCTTGCTGACGCACCCATTTAAAAGCAGCATCTTTATTTTCTTCCTTAATGCTACAATATAATTGTTCTTTCGTGGTGACTTTAGATCCGTCTGTAAGTTTTAATTCAGACACACCTTTTGATTGTAGAAGATCGGTGATGCTGTCAGCTAACACTTGCTCTTCTTCTTTTAATTTTTTTACCTTGAGTTCTGTCAATTCAATTTGTTCTTGAACTGATTGTATGCGCTCAATCTCTGATCCTAATTGACCGAGAGCCTCATCATCTATTTTATTAAATGATTCGGTTGATACATCTTCAAATAGTTTTGTTATTTTATTCATGTCTCTCTCCCATAATTTTGTATTTAATACTTGCAATTTATCTCATAGTCAACTATAAAAAACCAGGATGAGTGGATTAAATTTTAAAACAAAGCCTTATGCCCATCAGCTCAAGGCTCTAGAACAGTCATATAACAAGGAATACTACGCATTTTTTATGGAGATGGGTACAGGTAAATCTAAAGTTTTGATAGATGAAATCGCTAATTATTATTTAGAAAAAAAAATTGATAGTGCAATAATCATTGCACCTAAAGGTGTGTATCGTAACTGGGAAAGAGGTGAGATACCCACACACTTATCCGATGATGTACCATGCAGTGTTGCAACTTGGAAAGCACCAAGCGAAATGACAAAGAATGATAAACAAACTTTAAAAGATATTGTGCAGCCGAATGGTAAACTTCGTATTGTGTTGATGAACATTGAAGCGCTTAGTGGATCTGTTGGGATAAAATATGCAACACATTTTTTACACAGAAACAACACACTCCTGGCTGTCGATGAGTCAACCACAATCAAAACACCTAATGCTGCAAGAACTAAGAACGCTTTAAAAATCAGTAAGTTAGCTAAGTTTAGACGCATCATGACAGGGTCTCCTGTTACAAAGAATCCACTTGATGTGTATTCACAACTAGAATTTTTAAGCCCGGATATTACACGACAAAATTATTGGGCGTTTAGATCTAGGTATGCAATTTTAGTACGCAGGAATTTTGGCGCACGTGCCACGCAACTTGTTGTAGGGTTTCAAAGATTGCCAGAACTAAATACAATTATAGATCAACATTCGTATCGAGTATTAAAGGAGGATTGTTTGGATCTACCAGAAAAAATTTATACAAAAAGATTTGTATCACTAACCAAAGAACAAGTTAAAGCTTACGAAGAGATGAGAAGATTTAACATGACACAAGTAGATGGTAAAACGATGACAAGTTTATCAACACTATCTGCATTAATTCGTTTGCATCAGATTAGCTGCGGTCATATAACTTTAGATGATGGCGAAACAAAAGAAATAAAAAGTAATCGCATGCAAGAGTTACTAAACGTACTTGATGAAGTAGATGGTAAAGTTATCATCTGGGCCAACTATAGATTTGATATTCAAAACATTCAAAAAACATTAGCAGAAAAATTCGGAGAAGAATCTGTTGCTACGTATTATGGTGATACAAAAGATAGAGATCGCCAAGACATAGTCGATAGATTTCAAGATAAAGATTCTAAATTAAAATACTTTGTTGGTAATCCATCAACAGGTGGTTACGGTTTAACATTAACTGCAGCTCACACTGTTGTGTATTATTCCAACACGTATGATTTAGAAAAGCGTATGCAATCAGAAGATAGAGCGCATCGTATTAGCCAAGTAAATAAAGTTACTTACATTGATATGATTGCTGAAGGTACGATTGATGAAAAGATTGTGCAAAGTCTTCGTAGTAAGATTGATATCGCTACTGAAGTAATGGGTGAGCAAATTAAAAAATGGGTTATCGAACCTATTAAAAAAAGAAAGGAGTCCTAATGGACACAAGTAAATATAAATCTGTAGCCACAAAGATGGATACATACAACAAAGCAAAAATAATTGCTAGTCATTCACATCGATCTATCGGAGCTGTTATCTCCATGTTAGTAGATCAAGAGTGGAACAAACAAAAACCAGGTGTGAAAAAAGAATTAAAGAGTGCTGCGTGATGTTTGACTTTTGGCATATAGCTGCAATCGTGTTGGTGTTTGTTCTTGGTTTCATGCTTGGCGAAAGATGGAAAAAAAACAAATCCAAAAAAGAAGCAATACATTATTTAATGGAAAGACTCTCATACGATTTAAAAGAAAACAACATACAGATGTATAGAAAGAAACCTATCACGGATGAAGACCAAAAAAAATTTGAAGCGTTGCTTAAAGATCGAACACGGTAAGCTCCGAGCTGCAGCGCTCCGTGATCCACGGACCACGAAAGATGTTGCGATTCGTATGCGTTTACATCGTATTGAATCTATTATAAAAAGGAGATATGGTAACGATTATTTGTTCGAGTTGCAAAGGTAACGGTTATATAAGGCTGAAATTTGAAGCGGAAGAATACATACATCAATGTGAAATTTGTCATTCTCAGGGCGAAATTGAGGAAGAAGAAGAATAAAAGTTTACTTTTCCTATAAAATGGCATACACTTTTGCAGCAACAAAGGCTGCTTATGAGTATTACATTGCCCAATAGTCCTGTTAGTAGAATTAGCAGGTGTTTTAAGTGCAATCATCTATCCGTGGAGTTTTGGAATCCGAAGTATAATCGCAGCTACACGGTGGAAGAATGGTTGACTATCTGTGATGAGGGAAGAGAATCACTACGCAAGATTCTTAAGCCTATCGTAGAAGATCCTAAATGGTTCTTCGACTAAAATTTTTTCCCACCGATTCTTTTTGAATTGATATGCCTTCTGATCTCTTCTATTTTCTGTGTATCCTCGGTGCTTTTTGTTTCTTGTATTCCA